GAGAAGAAACGTGCGCCAAAATCACCGCCAAACAAAGTTAAATGGGACATGGAAAAGGAGGCGTAGGAGATGATTAAAGTATATGCTTTCATTTTATTTCTATTCGGTTCCATAGCAGGTGTCGGACACTTTATGTCAGACGAAAGCAGAAGTATTGGGTTTACCAATATTTGTGGAGAACATAAATATTTTTGTACTAGGGAAAAACAATGAGCAAGATACCTTATATTGAACGTGCCTACGGGGGCAGTGGCCTAACAGGTGAGTGCGCATATCTGTGGGCAGTGTTCTTAGCCAACGAAGCTGACATGGCTGATGATTCTGTTAAGTACGATAAGTTCAAGGCTATGGCTGAAACATTGAAACCAAAGCATGGTGTAGCTGTACCAGCTAGTGTACATTACCCTGATCTTGAGGAAGAGATCAGTAAGTATAAGAAACAACATTGGACTGACCCTTCTGCAATAAATCAGATTGGCGGTTTCTATAATGCAAAAGCAGATGAGTACGTGTACCCCGGCAGTGATCCACAAGAATAAGGGCGGATAAGAATGGAACTGGCAATATTAAAAAGCCTGTTAAATAAATCTTTTTATGATGAGTATCGAGGGGCACGATGCCCAGCTAAGATATTCAACAAAGAAAATAGTAAAATAAAAACAATGATAGATGAGGCAATGTGCAAGTACGGGCGCAACTTATCCGTTGATGAGCTTGAGGGATTATTCTTTTCATCTGATCCATCCATGACTACAGCACAGAAACATGGTTTTCATGGAATCTTTGAAAAGTTGCGGAGAGAAGAACCGATTGGTCATGACGTAGCACAGGATATTTTATCTAGTCTTTTCAGGCAGTATCTGGGTGAAGAGATAGCGAACATGGGATTTGATTTTGTCAACGGTACCAAAACATCTCTCGATCCGCTACGCTGTATGTTAGAAAGTTATCGTGATGATTTTATTCCCGATGTAAATGTTGAATGGGATGATCTCGAAATAGAAACTCTTCTAGATAAAAATGATCTTGAGGCGAGATGGCATTTCAATGTACCCACTCTTGCTACTCGTGTCGAAGGTGTGAATGATGGGCATCTGATCATTGGGGGAGCTAGACCTAATACAGGTAAGACATCTTTCCATGCATCTCTTGTCGCTGGACCTCAGGGTTTTGCTGAGCAAGGAGCTAAGTGCATCATTCTTTGTAATGAAGAAGCAACGCATCGTGTGGGTGCAAGATACCTGACAGCGTCTAGCGGTATGACCATGAGGGAGATACGGGACAACCCCAAGCAGGCACAGCAAAGATGGAACCGGCTGAAACAAAACATCAGAATCAAAGATGCAACCGGCCATGACTTACACTGGGTAGAATCTGTATGTAAAACATTCTCTCCTGACATTGTTGTGCTAGACATGGGGGATAAGTTTGCACAAGCTGGTAGCTTTACATCTCAGCACGAAGCACTAAAGGCTTGTGCTATACACGCAAGACAGATTGCGAAAGAATATAAGTGCGCAATCTTTTATATGTCACAACTGAGTGCGGATGCTGAAGGAAGGATACAACTCAATCAATCCATGATGGAGGGTAGTAAAACAGGAAAAGCATCCGAAGCTGACTTGATGATACTGATCAGCAAAAATCCTCCACAGGATGGACAAGAGGAAGAAGACTACGAACGTCATATCAACATCGTAAAAAATAAATTAACAGGGTGGCACGGTTATATTACCTGTAATCTTAATTATCATATAGGAAGATATGAAGTATGAGTGCAGTGCGTAAAAAGTTTGATCGAAAGCTGTATGAAGAGTACGATCAACTTGCACGTGACAAAACAACTAAGGTATTAACGTCGCAAGGCTACATTGTGACTGAGCATCCTGACAGATACGCACAAGATCTAATTGCTGAGCAAGGTCAAGAACATTTCTTTGTTGAGTGCGAAGTTAAGCTAGTCTGGGAAACAGAAGAGTTTCCTTACGATACAGTTCAGCTACCAGAAAGAAAGAAAAAGTTTTTTAATTATACAACTCAGTTCTTTATCTGGAATAAACCACTTGAACATGCCATGACTTTCTGGAGTCATGATGTTGCTACCCTTGAGCCTGTTGAAGTACCGAACAAATATGTGTACGCAGGTGAATACTTTTATCAGATACCAATGTTTATGGTGAAGAAGGTGTCATCATGATTACAGTTCTTGATGTTGAAAACACAGTCACAAAACGTGACGGCAAGCTTCATTTAGATCCGTACGATCCGCAGAATTCACTCGTGATGATAGGCATACTGACGGAGAGCGAAGAGCCTAAGCATTACACCTTTGATCACAAAGAGTATGATTGTAAATACGAATATCGTAAGCAGGACTGTGATGAGATCCAAGCAATATTAGATAAAACAACTTTGCTAATTGGGCATAATATAAATCACGATCTTCTTTGGATCTGGGAAACTGGATTTAAATATGAAGGTGCTGTCTGGGATACGATGCTTGCTGAGTACATACTACAACGTGCACAGAAAGAACCATTGTCTCTTGGTGCCGTCTCTGAACGCAGACAACTTACGTCCAGTAAAATGGATACATTAAAAGAATACATGAAGAACGGCTATCAAGTTAATGAAATACCGTACGAAGAATTAAAGACTTACCTGTACGCCGACTTAAAAACTACACTCGATCTGTACTATGAACAATCGTTGGACTATCGTGACGATGTGAACAGGGGGCTTATGCCAATCGTGGATCTGACCATGGAGACATGCACTTTGCTTGCACGTATCTATCGTAATGGATTTACTGTAGATAGAGATGCACTAGAAGATGTGCGCAAGGAATTTGAGCACGAGAAATTATCACTTATACATGATTTAAACGAATCAATAACATCACTTATGGGTGATACTCCGATTAACTTAAATTCTCCTGAACAATTATCGTGGGTCATATATTCACGTAAGCCTCGTGATAAAACACAGTGGGCTAACGACGCTGATCCATACATGAGTCATAGTGATTATAAACGGTTTATAAAAGAATCAAGTGTTTTAGTTCGTCGTACTAAAGCAATCAAGTGCTCTGATTGCAAAGGCAACGGAACGTACTATAAAATAAAGAAAGACGGTAGTCCGTTTAAGAAGCCCACTCGCTGTCCTACATGTGGCGGCAATGGATATGTACTTAAAGACTTGAATAAATTGGCAGGTCTAAAGTTCACGCCACCAACTGCTAAGTGGCATAGTGCTAATGGGTTCAGCACATCAAAAGGAAACTTGGAGTTTCTAGAACGTGTCGCACACTCAAAGGGAATGCAAGAAGCCGCAGACTTTTTATATAAAATTCGTAGGATGTCTGCATTGGATAGCTATCTTTCTAGCTTCGTCGATGGCATTCATAATTTTATCAAGACTGATGGTAAGCTTCATGTACGACTGACACAGCACATGACATCCACTGGACGATTCTCAGGCCGTGATCCGAACATGCAGAACATGCCACGAGGTGGTACGTTTCCTGTAAAACGGGTGTTCATCTCCAGATTTGCAGGAGGTAAGATTATGGAAGCTGACTTCGCTCAGTTGGAGTTCCGTGTTGCGGCTTACTTGTCCCAAGACGAAGTTGCAATGAGAGAAGTGGCGGAGGGTTTTGATGTCCACTCATACACGGCGAAGGTTATTACGGAAGCGGGGCAACCAACTTCTCGGCAGGAGGCGAAGGCACATACATTCGCTCCGCTGTATGGCGCAACAGGATACGGAAGAACACCCGCCGAAGCACGGTACTATGAACACTTCACGGAGAAGTACAAAGGCATCGCCAGATGGCACAGAGAGTTAGCTAAAGAAGTTCTTACATACAAAAAAATTACTACGCCTAGTGGCAGACAGTTTTCCTTTCCTAATGTGAAGCGTAGAACTAACGGCACGATCACTGACTTTACGGCAATTAAGAATTACCCTGTTCAATCGTTTGCGACAGCGGATATTGTACCTACTGTACTGTTAGAAATTGAAAAGCGGATGGCAAATTTTCGTTCTAAGATCGTGAACAGCGTACATGATTCAATAGTTATTGATATCCACCCGGATGAAGAGTCTACAGTAATAGGCGTGATTGAGTTAGTTAATAATGACCTCAAGCAAATTATAGATAAAAAATTTAACATAGATTTTAATGTACCCCTTGCATTAGAAGCTAAGCTTGGGTTAAACTGGCTAGATCAAAAGGAGGTCTAAAATGACAACGCAAATAGCAACACTTGACAGCGGAAACTTTGCTGAAATGGCTAAGGCCATGGGCATGTCTGCTGACATGGGCAAGGAGACAAAAGCCAAGTCTTCAACGCTTCCCCGCCTACGTATCTGGAACCAGCCTGTCATGGGCGAGGTTGAAGTCAAAGGTAAGATGAAGAACATGGAAGTCGTACCGGCTGGTATGTATCGTCTTCAGTTACCCGACGACACGTATATTTATGCGGAGCAGGCAAACATCCGTGTATTTGTACAGCGGTTTATGTACAAGCGTTACGATTCAGAAAACGGTACATACGTTAAAACTATGATGGCTGATGATCTCAATGGAGATCTCAAAGATAATACAGGCGGTCTTAACTGTGGTAAGCCCGCAGGTTACATTAAAGACTTTCAATCCTTACCTGAAGACACAAAGATACTGATCAAGCAGATCAAACGTGTTCGTGTCATTTTAGGTGAGGTTGAGCTTGTCAATCCGGTGGATGCGGATGGCAATGAAAAGGACATGGATGTCCACCCTTTTATCTGGGAAGTCGAGAACAAGGATGCGTTCAAGATCATGGGTCAGCCATTCACTATGATGGCTAAGCAACGTAGGCTACCTGTACAGCACATGATTACATGTGGCTCTGAAGAGCGTAAGTTACCTACAGGTTCGTCTTTCTTCTTGCCAACTGCTACGGTTGACTTTGCTAATTCAATCGACTTAGATAATGCTGATCAGCAGAAGTTTGCTGATTACATTGAGTGGATTAATAATTACAACGAATACATTGTCAATGCATGGAATGAAAAACGTGCAGAGAAAATGTCCGCAGAGGATGAGGAGTTAGTTGAGGACTTCATCGATATCGAAGTCGAGGGTGATGATTAATGAATGTCACTCACCCGGCAGAGGTAAAGATACATCGGTATCTTGAAGATGTCAGGAAAGCGAAGCGTGGCATGTCAGATGCCACCATTGCTCGCATCGTCAAAGATGTAAAGGAGGCTATTGAGAAACAGTTCAATCAGAGTAAGCGTAAGTTCACATTTCGCATGTCTAACATCGGAAGACCTGCCTGCCAGCTTTGGTTTGATAAAAACGATCCTGCCTCTGGGATTGAACCTCCAGCTAATTTCCTGATGAACATGATGATTGGTGACATTGTGGAAGCTGTCTTCAAAGGAGTGTTGACAGAAGCGGGTGTGGATTTCAGTGATGGACACAAGTCTACATTACATGTTGGTAGACACAAAGTTGATGGCACTCATGACTTAATCATGGATAAGCGTGTTGATGATATCAAGTCTGCATCACCTTGGTCGTACAAGAACAAGTTCAAAGACTACCAAACCTTGAGAGATCATGATTCGTTTGGATACATTGGACAGCTTGCAGGATATGCCAAAGCACTAGCTGTTGAACCCGGAGGATGGTGGGTAGTCAACAAAGCAAATGGCGAATTTAAATATGTGTCTGCTTGGGACATGGCGATTGAGCATGAAGAAATTCTAAATAACATTAAAGATAAATTAGACAGGCTAGCAGATAATCAGTTTAAGCGTTGCTTCGATCCTGTTGAAGAAACATTTCGTAAGAAACCAACAGGCAACATGGTGTTATCTGAAGAGTGCGGTTGGTGTAAATACAGATACAAGTGTTGGCCCTCTCTACAAGAGCTACCCTCTCTTGCATCACAGGCGAAGGAGCCGCCTATCGTTGCATACATAGAGATAGCTGATGAGTATAAAAAGAAACAAGACACGGATTAATGCACTCAAACATGGGTATCGTTCTGGGTTAGAGCACAGCGTGTTGCAATCCCTGACCACAAGGAAGTGTAAAGTGCAATACGAGTGCCTAAAAGTGGAATGGGAAGATTTGGCGTATAGGAGATACACGCCAGACTTCCTACTTCCCAATGGGATAATTGTTGAAACCAAAGGCAGGTTTACACCTGCCGATCGAATGAAACATTTATGTGTTAAAAAACAACATCCTAGTTTAGATATACGTTTTGTTTTTAGTAACTCCAACGCTAAATTAAGGAAGGGGGCTAAGTCTACATACGCAGATTGGTGCCAAAAGCACGGGTTCTTGTATGCAGATAAAGATGTCCCCGATGATTGGCTAGAAGAGAAAAAGAAAAAACTTGCTATTTCTGATAAAGCTGTTATACCTGTACCTTTCAAAAAAATATTGAGGTAGATAATGAAAGATATTGAACCTAACACATCATCTTTTGCGGTAGTGCTAACGCCAGAGTTTGAAAATGGAACATGGAATGGTGCAGTATCAGCACATATTGAAGAAGATATACTTGACGATTTAGATGTTGAAGAATTAACTAAGATACGAAGCGTTGTCGGTATGATGGCATCTACCCTAACTCTAATGGAAGCCGATTCAGAACTTATGGAGTACATCAGAGAACACTTTGTTAAAAATTATCAAGAACTTATCGATGAATTTGTAGATGACATGCAAGAAAAGGAGCCGAGTTTTGTACGTAGCAAAGAAGGCAATGTCATCACTCTGAATTTTAATACGAAGACGCACGGGAATGCATAATGAGTTTCAAGGATATACGTGAAAGTTTGTCGCCAGAAGTTAATGCAGTCATTGAAGACATGGTTGAAGATGAACTGTACGACGAGATTAATAGACCAGAGCATTACAATACTGGAGAAATCGAGACAATAGATTACATTATCGACGTACTTGGACCTTACAATGCTATTCATTATTGCCATGGCAATTTCCTAAAGTATACCGGCACCCGTTTTTGGAATAAGGGTGACCCTCTTGCCAACGTAAGAAAAGCCTTGTGGTACCTCAGAAAAGCTGAAGAGCTAATGAAAAAAACTGAGGGAGTTAATTGGTAATGTCACGGGTTATAGACGTACAGGTGGAATTAGATTTTGAGATCGACACGGAAGAGCTATCCCCAGAGTATAGAACAGCAGACGGAGTATCAGAAACAGTCGAAGAAGTACTCGATGCGTGTGTGTATGACATTCCGGGTGCGAATCTCAAGCGAATCTCAATTGACATTGAAGGACTTGATTGATGGATTACTTAGGTATCAACATCGATCTTGCAAGAGATGATAATTTAACCGAGCAAGCACAAATACTTCTTAAAGATTACTACATGCTTGAAAACGAAACATCGCCACAGCAGGCATTTGCACGTGCCGCTGTCGCATATTGTGAGGGTGACTATGCTTTTGCTCAACGGATTTATGACTACGCTAGCAAGTGTTGGTTTATGTTTGCTAGCCCTGTACTCAGTAACGCACCCGAAGATGGACAATCCGTCAAGGGTCTTCCTATCAGTTGTTTTCTCACTTATGTTGGTGACAATCTGGACTCCCTTATTTCTCACAATACTGAAGTTGCATGGTTATCTGTCAAAGGAGGTGGAGTCGGCGGTCACTGGTCTGATGTACGCCCTGTAAGTGATAAAGCTCCGGGTGTTATCCCATTTATGAAAGTTGTCGATTCACAGATGACAGCTTACAAACAAGGTAAGACTCGCAAGGGTTCTTACGCCGCATACCTCGATGTGTCGCATCCAGAGATCATTGAGTTTGTAAATTTTAAAGTCCCTACTGGAGGGGATGCGAACAGGAAATGCTTCAACCTGTTTAATGCAGTAAATATCACCGATGCTTTTATGGAGGCAGTACAAAATGGAGAACAATGGGAACTACGATGCCCTGATTCAGGAGCTATCAGAAGTACAATCCAAGCTAGAGAGTTGTGGCAAAGAATACTTGAAGCTCGTTTCAGAACAGGCTCACCATATCTCAACTTTATCGACACAGCAAACAGAGGGCTACAGGATTCTCAAAGAGCACTTGGACTCTCAGTTAGAGGCTCTAATCTCTGCAATGAAATACATCTCGCAACATCTGAAGAACGCACAGCAGTTTGCTGTCTCTCCTCAGTCAATCTCGAAAAGTGGGATGAATGGCAATCTACAAGAATGGTACAAGACTTGGTACGACTCTTGGATAACGTCCTTAAATTCTTTATCCGACATGCTCCGGAAGAGTTAGAGAAGGCTAAGTTCAGTGCGTACATGGAAAGATCAGTTGGTCTTGGAGCAATGGGCTTTCACGGCTACCTGCAAAGCAAAGGAATTGCTTGGGAATCTTGGCAGGCGGCTAGTGAAAATTATCAAATGTTTAAGCGCATCAAGGAGGATGCTCTTAAATCAACCTACAACCTTGGTAAGGAAAGGGGCGAAGCACCTGATATGGCAGGCACAGGGCGGCGTAATGCTCATCTACTTGCGATTGCTCCGAATGCTAACTCGTCTATCATATGCGGGTGCTCAGCGTCTATTGAGCCTATCAAGTCGAATGCGTATACACATAGAACACGTGCAGGTGCGCATCTGGTTAAGAACAAAGCACTAGAAAGAGTATTGGAGGAACACGGTGAAAATACTGAAACAACGTGGAAGTCTATCATTTCTAATGAGGGGTCGGCACAGCATCTGGAATTCCTCAGCGAGCAAGAACGCAAAACGTTTAAGACTGCGTTTGAACTTGACCAATCGTGGGTTGTGGAACATTCGGCCAAGCGTCAGGAATTCATCTGTCAAGGACAAAGCGTTAATCTATTTTTTCCCTCGGGTTCGCCGAAGGCGTATGTCAACTCTGTCCATATCAAAGCGTGGAAAGAGGGATTAAAAGGTCTGTATTATCTACGTACAAACGCAGGAGTATCTGCTGATAAAGTAGGTGCGTTAATTGAACGCAATGCGTTAAAAAATTTCTCTGATGAGGATACAGAAGAATGTATTAGTTGTCAGGGATGATTAGATGGCAAGAAAAAAATTAATACGTATAGCGGTGGGTCCAGCAGAGTACGTGACTACAGAGAGAGATAGAAGCCATAATGAATTAGTATGTTCAGTGTGCCATTGCGAGTTTGACATTGAGCTTGAGGGCGGTATTGACGGATACTTAGGCGTACTTCCTGTAGCGTTCTGCGCCATGTGTTACTCAGGATTGGATGAGTTTTTTACACAACTACATGGCTGTTATGATGATGAACATGATGGGTACGAAGACCATGAGTAAAGATTTTGATGAAGAGTTTGACCTAGTTAAGATACTACGTCAGGCGCAAGCACTAGAGATGATAAACGAAACAGATATAGGCTGGGAGACTAAAGTTATCCCAGATGCGCTAGCGCAAAAAGCCGCAGATGAAATTGTTCAACTAAGACAACAAGTTAACGAATTACGTAACAAATTACAAAAAGTCAAGTCTTGACAGATTTTCTCGCTTGAGTATAACTACTTAACGGTGCCCACTTCGGTGGGCTTTTTTATCTACAAAACAAACGGAGTGGTATAATGCCCCTACTAGAACAATCAAAAACATACAAACCATTTCTATATCCATGGGCTGTGGACTTCGCTGTCAAGCATGAAAAGGTGCATTGGGGTGAATGGGAAGCTAAGTTACAAGATGACGTAGCGCAGTGGAATAACGGGAAGTTAAGTGATGTCGAGAGAAACCATATTACACAGATCCTTAGACTCTTTACGCAGTCGGATGTCCAAGTTGGAACAAACTACTTGGAGTCTTACATACCTAAATTCAAGAATAACGAAATACGGGCTATGCTTACTAGCTTTGCTAATCGTGAATTTGTTCATCAGCGTAGTTACGCTTTACTCAACGACACATTAGGACTGCCCGAAGAAGAGTTTTCAGCTTTCTTAGAGTATCAGCAGATGGCTGACAAGATTGAGTTTATGGCTGATATTGATGTAAACACACTGTCAGGCTTAGCCAAGGCAGTTGCCCGGTCAGTAATCAATGAAGGCATGAGTTTGTTCAGTGCGTTTGTAATGCTATTAAACTATCAACGTACAGGTAAGATGCGTGGTATGTGTGAGATTGTCGAGTGGAGCATACGTGATGAAACGATGCACTGTGAAGGTATGACAAAACTATTCCGTACATTTTGTGAAGAACATCCAAGGATTGTAACAGATGAATTTAAATCAGATATCTATCAAATGGTTAGAGATGCAGTTGCTCTTGAAGACAAAGTTATTGAACTTGCGTATGAGATGGGAGATTTGGAAGGACTCAGTCAAAAAGAAGTTAAAAAATATATTAGGTACATCGCCGACAGACGACTGATTCAGTTGGGTTTGAAGGGTAACTACAAAGTTAAAGAGAACCCACTACCATGGGTAGATTGGGTGGTATCAGGAGATTCGCACAAGAATTTCTTTGAGGGTGTTGTGACAGATTACAATGCCGCAGGTATGGAAGGTGATGATTGGGGGTGGCAGGCCGCATGAGTCAAGATCAAGTTAAGCAAGAATTCGCAAAACTTAATCAAAGAATCAAAGAACTGGAGGCTACCATCAGATACATGAAAAGGAAGATGCGTAAATAACATTTGTTTATGTGCTTGACATTTGATATAATCCGCATATAACTATATGGAGGAAAGTATCAATGTCAAGATTACGCTCTGCCCCTTTAAAGATTCAATTTCAAAAAGGCTACCAAGCGTTTAGGCGTGGCTTCACGAAGAACCCATATCAACGTAAGGATGATTTACAGAGTAGGGAATGGGAACGTGGTTTTAATGCCGCATACTTTGAGACATTGACCAATGGTCCCACCCGCTAGTCAATGCGTCCGTATTGGCTACAAACCATCAGACCCCTCGCAATGAGGGGTTTTTTATTATTGGATTCTTCCTAGTATCGCATCCTTGTATGTGTTAACTGCCCAGATAAACGCACCTGCTTCGTAGACAGTCATTCCGTTGTATTCGTCAGACTCTTCCCACATCTGCTCTAGCAAACGGCGATCTCGTCTATTGATACCTTCATATGCCTCACGCATAATTTGATTATAGAAGTATGGCTTATCCTTCTCAACCATCTCTTCCATTTGACCGTCAACAATATCTCTGAGTCCTATCTCTTTAGCAGTTAAGTTAACCATGCGCTTAATATATGCGGCACGTTCAACATCGTTCATAATCTGGTAGTCAGCGGACTTCATGTATGAAAGCATCATCTCAGGTAATCTTTCACCTAATACCTTTTGATTGATGGCATTACGAACAGGGTCTTTATCCCTTCCATACAGTTCGTATCGTGGTATTTGAAGTCTGTCAATTTCTTTTTCAAACTCAGTCTTTGGCGTGTACATAGTTAAACCAGTAAACTGTTTTCCTATCTGTCCGGTCTTTTTAAGTACACCTTTCGTGCTTGAGTATCTGCGCTGTTCCTCAGGCACAGAGTACGTCAGTCCTCCGTCTTCATTCCAGTATGGTAGGTATTTAGATGCATATAAGATAGAGTAATCCCACCAATTGACATAGGCATCTGGTCCATCACCAACGATGATACGGTTAAGATCTTCTACGAATCTAGCATCGGGATTATACACAGAAACAAAGTCCCTAACGACTGCCGCAGGTATTGTGTACGTACCCATAAGGTCACCCACTAATTTACCAGCACCACGATCCCACTTACCATCTGCGAAGTCATCGAATAAACCGTCAACAGGCGGTAGTCCAAAGGCACCTCTGAATCGTGGTGTACCTAATGTCTCAAATGAATCTTGAGCATATTGGCCTATGGAATCGATAGGATCACCACGGCGGGCACGGATAATTAAATCGCCCATAATTACATACGGTGCCATTGGCCCAAGCGTTCCTGTAATGTCTACAACATTTCCTTTTTCGTCGTAGTACTCATGCCATGCAGTAGATGAATCCTGTTGCGCTCTCCAAGCAAGACCAAAGCCTAGCAATACACTTCCCGTAGCATTCTTCGCTAGCTCTTCTTTAGTAGGCATCCGTCCTTGTGTAGCTAATTTTGTGAAGGGAGCACCGGGAATAGGGGCGTGTTCTGAAAAGAACTTTAGCTGGCTCATAATAAACCGTGGGAAAGGCATCAACATAGAAACAAAAAATGGTGCATCTTTGTGAAGATTGATAATTGTATTTCCTACTGTACCCGCCATTGTATCGTATGAAGGCCTGTTCTGGTATGTAAAGTACAGAGAATCTTCGACAGCTTTTTTGATTGTGTCTTTGTCAATCGTATTAAATTCACCATTTTGAATAGTTTTAATCAGTGACTTACCTGTCTTCTCTCTTAATTGTCTATCCAGAGTTGATGAAAATATCGCACGTTTAAATATGTTGTCTGAGATTGTGTTAGCTACGTTAATAGCGTTAGCGACTTTAGTTAATACACCAGTTCCACCGTGCCTAGCCTCTGCTGATGCCGCACTAAAAAATAATTTACGGGATTCACTGGGCATGTTAGCTTCAAATAATTCTTTAACTACTTGGGCAGTTTTGGGATCTAAGAAGAAACGAGTAGTAGAAAAAACATCTTTAGTTGCTTCGCCAAAAGTCTTCTTTCCAACTAAGGCATCCGCTAAAGAAGCAAATCCAGTATCAAATACATCTACTGCCATGCGGAATCCACCACCCACGGTGTTACGGACAGTAGTTGCTAGTTGAGATGTCATCGTACCTAAACGTAGTCTATCCATCGCACGAAGCGTGTCTACAAATTTAGATCCTTTAGCAAAGTCATTAACAGTATCCGCATCTTCTGGTGAAATAAATCCCTTCTCTAGCAAGGCTTTCATTATTCGTCCTTGCCGTCCCAGTGTCCTACCCGCATCACTGACAGTAGTTGCGTACGCAGATACAAAATCAGTGATCGTGATGCCATGCTCGTCTAGGATATCCTGAACTTCTTTCGTTGAAAATTCGCCTTCCTCCATTGCTTCCATAACTGATTCAGTAATTCTTTCGTTGGGCTTTCTTTTTAACTTTGATGCAAAGCGAGTTGCCGCTACCGCCACAGATTCCATCGTATCTTGATCCATGTAAGCGGCAAGTTTTTCGTTCTGATTTAAATCTTCCAGTACTTCTCTGCCATACTCTACAACATTAGGATTAATCTGCATTAACAGTTCAGTCTGTGTTTTATTGGTAATACGCTGTTTGCTTTTCTTCAGGTTGACTGAACGCTGTGCTGATTGTGCTAATTCATCAGCACGTTCGCCCATTTTCTTTCCAATCAGACCACCGACAGCACCGAAACCTCCGCCGAACACGCCACCGAAAGCCGCCGCAGTAGCCACTGCACCTTCTTCCCTGCCAAGTCCTACCTCTTCTCTAGTACGCTGAGCTAAGTCTTCACCGACAGCGGCAATAGGAGCCTCTACAGCGGCACCACGAAGAGCACCAGCCCTTACTGTCTGTGCGGTAGCTTTCTGTGCGGCCTGTGACAGTAAACTTTTTAAGCCAGCACGAGCCGCCATACCAGTTGCAATACCGGCACCCTTGCCTATGAAGCCAGTTGCCAGCCCAGCAATAGTCGATGGAGCAGTAGCAATACCTTCCCCGTAGTCGAGTAGTTTACTACTAAAACCATCAGTAGTCTCCATTCGATCAAAGGTATCAATCAATCTACCGAAGCGAGCCTTTCCCGCATCATCAGCTTCTTGAGCGTACTCAAGATCTGCAATCATGCTAGCCTCATTCACAGAAGAAGAGCGCATCTGATTTAAGAAACGCTCCATGATTTCCTCTTCTGTATATACTTCTTCTCCTGCACGTTCTTCTAAGAATTGAGAGGCATCTTGCAAGAACTCTCGATCTTGCATCAGGTATTCTTGAGTCAACTCTTCATCAGGGAGAAGTTCGTAATCTCTCATTATTAAACGATCCGAGTAGATTGAGAATAATCGACAATTGTTTGTGCCAGCATGTCAACTTGATCATTCATGTCAGCATCAAATGTATCGGGGCTAATGTAACCATCTTTGGCTTTATCATAGATTTTTTGTGATGCGCCAGCTAAAATATTACGTACCGCAACAATATCTGTTGTGTCTACGCCAGCTTTTTGTAATGCAGAAGTCGTTGATGCAATCTCCTGTTCAGGCATTACGTCAGGATCTTCTCCTGCTATTACATTATCTGGCTGACCTGTAATTGACTGAGCAATCTGAGTTTCAGTTGCGGGATCATCTACCGCTGGTGCTGGCATATCAGCAGAAGCCTGTAGGTCAAGAATCATATCTTTAATATCTTGGATAGGTTGACCCAAGTTATTTTTAAGTATTTCTCTTATTTCTCTAGCAACATCACCACCACCAGTTACTTGTTTAAGTTGATTTGTAATAGCTACTATTTCTTTTATTGTTGTTGCATTAGAAATCTGATCACGGATAGGATCAGTTAAAATAGCTCCTTTAGTTAAGCCACTTAAACCTGCTCCGGGATTAGGATTGGCGGTGATAACAGTTGCAATGTCTACTCCGGTTCTGCGTTCCTCCGGTATGGCGTTAAAATATTCAATAATACCATCCCGACTTCTTAATTTAGACTGTAGATCCGCAACAATGTCTCCAGCCCTTTCTGGGCGGATACCTTCCGCAGGATTACCACGAAGTCTAGCACCAATGTCCCTTCCTAATTCAGCTTGAATAATTTCAAATGCTTCGTCTTTAACATCCTGCTTTGCACGGGGATTGTAGTTGTTGAATTGGTCATACACATCCGTCAATCCCATTCTGCCAGCAACGGTAGCGCCTACGTCCCGGATTGCTTGTCTAGTAGCAACACGATAATCTTCTGTGAGGCCCGCAAATCCACCTAAGTTGACACGGCCTTCAGGCATTGCTCTTTCTAAGTCATCAAATGCGTACGCAGTAATTTCTTGAGGAGTCATTCCTAACTGAGAAGCGTACCGATCAGCATACTTCTCAGCTTCGTCCGCCGCTTGTGCATAGGGATCAAGGAAACCAAATACTTTACTCTTAGATTTATACGGAGGTTTAATGCCTAAGTCAGCTTGAGATTTTTCAGATACAAATGTGCCGATGCGAATCTGACGAAGATACTCTTCTAGTGGCATATCAACAGGAGTTTCACTTGCGACACTGACAACAGTTGCCGCATCTGGTAACGCAACACCAGCCTCTTGTGCCTTCTCATATAAGTTAAGCACCTGATCTAGCTGACCATTGCCTGCTAATACACCGATCTGATCGACAGTAAAGTTAACACCAAGTCCAAGTAGTCTCTTACCTTTCTGTAGGTCTTTCTTTAATAGGTCTTCCTTTTCTCGCTTGTTGCGGATAGCCATCTCAGCACGATAGTTCAATGTATCTTTAACAAGATCCATCGACTCTTCACGAGCCTTATCACGGAGTTCCATGTCACGCTCCGCAAATCCTGCAACGAAGCTACGTGGGTTCAGGTTAAGCCCTAAGAAACTCATACCTCTTCTCCTTCTTGTTCTGGCTGAATGTCTACTTCAGCGACCTCAGCAACCATCGCTACTGGCCTAGCCATTAAACCCTTCATCGGCTTTTTAGGTTCTACTGATTTAGTAGTCTCCTGCTCCTGTCTATCTTCTTCCATAAACAAAGACGATTTGGCCTCTTCTTCATACTCTTTCTCAAGTTCACGTTCTATCATCTTCTTATACTTAGATGTTTCTGCACGTGAAAGACCCTTACGTTTCTCCCCGGAGGAGATGACATAATCCGTTCCTTCGATGTCTGCAACAGCCTGAACATATTCAGATATCACGGGGCTTGCTAACAACCCAGCTTCGACTGTGTGTAATCCTTCCATTACACCTGTACTAATTAATGTGTCCACTAACATATGAACAGGAATGCCCTGCTCTAGAATAGTCATCATTTCATTTGTACTGCTCTCGTCTCCAATGCGATCAATGTAATGTTCAATCACATCCTCTACATCAAAAAAACGAGGAGGGGATTCCCACGGACGATTACCCGGCTCTGTTGTTAAAGACATTCCGGGAATGGGAGCATCAAACGATAGTTCAGTTTTATCTGCCATTAATAATCCCTTCTTTGCTCTGGCGTATCTGCCGTATGTAATCCATGATTAAACGTGCCTGAGGAGTTTGCTTCTTTTCACGTGTAGTTTTTTCTTTATTATTAAACCGCCTTGCGAGCAAGCCCTTAGACTCAGACTGCTCTGATGTTTGAGACTCGCTTTTTTGTAATTCTTTATTTAGCTCAGCTTTGAGCAATGCAATACGATCACGCATAATAACTTCTCTTAAATTAAGGATATAATATCTCTGACCCATCCACCGATGGCTTGTGATTCTGCTGAACTTGCTTCTTTCTCTGCTACAACTAACTCAGTGTCCATACGCATCTTTGTATCTGCTAGTGTGACTGCACGATCTAAATCGTTTTCTCCCGATTGCCAAGCATTTTCAATCATGTCACGCTCAGCTTGATACATATTATTAAATGCACTTGTAGTAAAGTTGAGTAAGTTTTGAATTGACTGCTGATTAGCAAAGTTGATAGCCGCAGTATCAGCCGTAGCTACTGTACGGAACCACTGCGCATTTGCCTGATCAATGACTAATCTGTTCTGAGCGTTAAATTGTTCACGTTGATTATTGATCTCTTCAGCAAATCGTGTAATTACATTGCGTTGATCTGCGTTGAATTGACTAATAGCATTTGATTGCGTTGCGTTGAACTGCGATACTTGAGTATTTAAGTTAGCAAAGAACTGATCAACTTGATTCCGTGATGTTGCGTTAAACTGACGAGCCGCATTTTCCGCCGCAGAGTCAGACAACAGTGCTTGTATCTTAGACTGCGCCTTAAACATTTCAGTCTGCTGTTGATTTGATACGTTAGTTAAATCCATTTGCAAAAATGCCTGAGCATTCTGTACAGCCGCTTGCTGACGATTGTTTAGGTTAGTAGTTTCTAAATTAGCAATCTGAGCAACCTCAGCCATTACAACAGCTTGACTGTTACTCAAGTTATTCAGATCAACCGTCTGAGCTATACGTGCGTTTTCTAATGCAATCTGTTGTTCGGCGTTAAAGTTAATATTTGCAATGTCTGCAATACGGGATGCATTTTGTACACGAGCTTGGAACTCTTGGTTAAACTCCTGCCCAATAAATTCAGCACGTTGCTGTGCCGCTAACACCGCACGTTGTTGTCTATTAGAAAGATTCTGTAATTCAAACTGTGCTTGAACTTGAGCATCTGCTTGCGCAATGGGTAATGCCGCCTCCATCGCCGCCTGAACAATAGCTTGTCCTGCGAGAGATGAAGCACCCAAACCACGCTGAGCCATGATAGCTGTGGCGTTACGCATAGCCCCCGCCGCCCATGTGGGACGCTCGCCACCTTCAAACTGCGCCATCAAAGAAGACAACTGACCTTGAACAGTCGCCATCTCTGTAGCACCAGCCTCAGCCGCCTGCACTTGTTCAGCAAAAGCTGACGCTACTTGTGCATTAGCCGGTGCTTCTACAATCTGCTCCGGTGTAATTTGCATTGCTTGCGGAGCTTCTACTTGCGTAGGCTGTGCAATCTGTGCCGCTTGTTGTTGACCTACTTGAGTTGCAGTAGGCACAGCTTGTGCCGCTTGTGTTGGCGCAGTGACAGTCCCAGTGGCCGCTTGAGTTGCATCAGTAACTTGAGTTATCTGAGGGGCAACCTGTTGTGTTGTAACCTGAGCCGCAGGAGTTGGGGTAGGTACCCCAGTTGCAGTGGAAACTTGCGCTTGTGCGGCACTAGGAGCAATCTGACCAGCTACTTGACCAGTGGTAGTAGAAAGCAATTGCTCTTGCGTTGAAGGTGTTAGTGTTGCTCCATATGTAATTTGTTGAGGAGGTGCCCCACCCGTTAATACATTCTTAGCAACTTCACTAGCCGTAGTAGCCATTTAGATTAACTCCATTGCCTTAGCACGTGTCTCATCAATCCTACGCTCCCATCCTTTACCGAATGTTTTATAGATAGATAAACCACGAATAAATTCTTGGCGAATACGAGTGACCTCATTCACTACGTACTCTTCTCCTTTCTCTTTAACTGTAGTCCATACTGAGGCAAGTGTGTGGGGGCCGATGATGCCGTCACCCTCCTCGTTTCCACAGGCACGTTGCAGTGCTGTGGACGCACGAGAGATGCCTGAGTTGACACCATAATCCATGACAACACAAGCAACAGCGGGAGGCAAATCATCGCCCTTGATCTTGGACCAATAATCTTTAAAGTATATTTCTTCTGCATCTTCTTCCGTTAAGCTAACTATGTCAATTTCGGGGTAGGCACGTTTACTAATGCCGTACTTCGTCTCACCACCCGGATCGGATGGGTTCCAGACATAACCACCTTCGTGATGAAGAA